GAAAACACTACTTTCTCTGCACCAAGTAACGCAGTAGAAGGTGCTTTTATTGCTGTTGAAATAAACTACAATGGTTCACACACAATTGCTTTTAATACAGTATTTGAATTTGCAGCATCAACTGCACCTACAACAACAGATACGGATGGTAAAACAGATATTTTAGTATTTAGATACAATGGTGCTGTATGGCAAGAAGTAGGTAGAACATTAAATTTAAGTGAAAGTTAGGATATAATATGTATGCAATAATAACAGACGGATCAATATCAAAATATATCAACCATCCAAAACCTTTGGTTATAGGAGATGTTCAATATCCAGCTAGAATATTTTCTGTATGGACTGCAAGTGAATTAGCAACAATAGGTATTATAGAAGTGACTTTTGATAATAGTAAGAAAAAAGATAAAAAATATTACATAAACACAAATCAAACTTACACTTATGATGCAGACGAGGGAACAGTAACAGCAGCTTATGGTAATGCTACAGCAAAAGCACACGCTGATACTTTATGGACAGCACAAGACGAAACAGATGGTAAAGGTACTGAAGGAGAAGTAGCTACTAGAGGATTAAAATATAATTTTATTCAAACCGTTAAAGCTCAAGCTGCTGGAATACTACAAGACACTGACTGGTATATTTTAAGAAAAGCTGATGCAGATACAGATGTGCCTTCAGCTATTACAACATTTAGAGCAGCAGTTAGAACTAAAGCCGCAGCAATGGAAACATTGATTACTAACGCATCAAACACACCAGCAATTGAGACTTTATACACGTATGTAAATACAGCTGATGAAGGGGACCCAGTTGTAATGGCAAGACCATTAGGAGAATTCCCAGAATTAGGATCTTAACATGCCTTTAATTCTTGGAACTAATTCCGTAAAAGATACTGGCTTTGATGTAGCTAACTCATGTAGATTTGATGGTTCAAGTTCTTCGATGAAAATTACTCCAGCTAGCAACGCAAATTTATTGTTACAGACTTGGTCTGGTTGGATAAAAAGAGGCGGTTTAGGATCATTGCAATCTATTTTCGCTTCTGATAATACTACAGGATCTCATGCAGAGCTTGGGTTTGATACTAATGATAAATTAAATTTTCGCAATAAATCAGGTAATGCTGATAAAGGAACAAAGATAACAACAAGAGTTTTCCGTGACCCGAGCGCCTGGTACCACATCGTGTGGGCATGGGATTCTGCAAATGGAACTGCTGCAAATAGATTAAAAATATATGTTAATGGAGTTCAAGAAACTGTTTTTGATACTAGCACCGATCCTGATGCCGATGAAGCTAGTCAATTAGCAGAAGCTGATGTTTCAACACTTATTGGTACTTTTGTTGGGGAAGATAGTAGATTTTTTAATGGTTATTTAGCAGAAGTAGTTTTTATAGATGGAGCAGCATTAGCACCAACTTCATTCGGTGAATTTGATTCTGATTCCCCAAATATATGGAAGCCAAAAGATGTATCAGGATTAACATTTGGAACTCATGGATTTTATTTAGACTTTGAAGCAGATGGAACTAGTACAGCATTTGTTGACAGTGGTCCAGATGCTAGAGCAGTATCAGTAACAGGTGGTGTAGATCATTCATTTACTCAAGCAAAATTTGGAGGATCAAGTATTTTCTTTGATGGTACAGGTGATAGTTTAGATATTGCAGATAGCACAGATTTTGATTTTGGAACAGGTAATTTTACTTTTGAATTTTGGGTTTATAAAACAGCGTCTGGTAAAGCGGCTATTTTTGAAACAAGAGCATCAGATGATAATGATGGTTTTAATTTAGAATTTAACAGCACTGGTAATGGTGCATTTGAATGGTATGATACATCAATAGCTAGTGGCAATGATTTACCAAAAGATGGTTCTGCTATATCATTAAATACTTGGACACATTTTGCAGTAGTTAGAAATGGTTCTAGTTGTAAAATGTATCGTGATGGAACTGCTGTAGGCACAGAAAAAGATGTTGGTACAGATTCACAAGTTTCTGCTGGAACTCCAACAATAGGGGAAAGTGCAGCTGGAGCTAACGATTTTCAAGGTTATTTAGATGAAATAAGATTATCAAGCACAGCAAGATATACAGGTAATTTTACAGCACCTTCAGCAGCTTTTACTTCTGATAGTGATACAGTTTTATTAATTCAATCTAAAGCAAGTAATTTAATTAGTGCAGATGTTAGTGGAAGAGGTAATCATTTAACATCTTCTGGTTTAACTTTAATTGACCAAACTACGGATACTTGCACAAATAATTTTGCAACATTAAATGGTCTTGATTTTTACCATAATTCAACTGCTAATACTCAAAGTACATTATCAGAAGGAAATTTAAAATTTGTTATAGCAAGCGGTAATAAAGGATTTGCAAGATCAACTTTTGGAGTATCAGCTGGTAAATGGTATTTTGAAGCAGAAGCCAACGCTGTAGGTAAAGGTTTTTATGGAGTTTGTCATGAAGGTATTATGGTAGATGGTACGGCTCTTCAAACTTCAGCAGTATATTATTATGAAAATGTACCAGATTTTAGATCAGGAGATGAAATTGTTACAACTAATGCTGTATCTGTATCAGCTGGAGATATTTTAGGTTTTGCTTTAGATATGGATAATTATGCTCTATATATTTCTAAAAATGGAACTTATATGAATAGTGGTAATCCAGGTTCTGGTTCAAGTAGAACTGGTGCAATATCAGAAGAATTTACAAATGGTAGAGCAGTTTTAAGCAATTTTGGACCAATATTTGCTAATGTATCAAATACATCAACAACAGGTGGATTAGACACTTTACTTAATTTTGGCTCTCCACCTTATAGTGAAAGTGGTGGTAATGCGGATGGTAATGGTTTTGGAAATTTTAAGACAGCACCACCGTCAGGATATCTTGCTTTTTGTACAAAAAACCTAGCGGAGACAGGAGGATAAATGGCAGCTTATACAACAATAGACGATCCAGAAAAATTTTTTCAAACAAAACTTTATACTGGAAATGGTGGTACAAATGCCATAACTTTTGATGGCACTTCTAATCTATCTCCAAATTTTGTCTGGTTAAAAATGCGAAGTAATGCCGACAACCACACACTTTTTAATACAATATCTGGTGTAGGTGAAAGATTATTTTCTAATTTAGGCCAAGTTGAAAGTACAGAAAGTACCTCTTTAACAGCTTTTGGAAGTGATGGATTTACATTAGGTGCAGATGCTATTGCAAATGCAAACACTGAAACATATGTATCATGGAATTGGAAAGAATCTGCAACTTCTGGTTTTGATATTGTAACTTTTACGGGAAATCAAACTGCAAGAACAATATCACATTCACTTTCTGCAAAACCTGAATGGCTTTGGATTAAGAACAGAGAAAAAGATGAAAGTTGGCATACGCAACATGGAGCATTAGGTGCAACTAAAACAGCAGAATCAAATACAACAGGAGCATTTGGAACTGGATCAACTATATGGAACGACACCGAACCAACAACAAGTGTTTTTTCAGTAGGTAATAATGGAAATATAAATGAAACTGATTCAGGGATACTTGTTTATTTATGGACTAGTAAACAAGGTTACTCAAAATTTGGAAGCTACACAGGTAATGGAAATGCTGATGGAAGTTTTATTTATACAGGATTTAAACCAGCTTTTGTTATGATTAAAGCGAGTGCCGCGGTAAAAAATTGGGAAATGTTTGATAACAAAAGAGATGGTTTTAACCAATCTAACGATACAATTTATGCAAATGCTGATACAGCAGAAGGTGCGGCTGGTAGATGTAATTTATTAAGTAATGGTTTTAAACTTACAACAGGATCAACTCACCTTAATACAGATGGTGGAGTTTTTGTCTACATGGCATTTGCCGAATCACCATTTGTAAATTCAAAAGGAGTGCCTACTAACGCAAGGTAAATATTATGTTACAAAAAGTAAATTTTCAACCAGGATTTAACAAACAAGTTACAGCAACCGGTGGCGAAGGCCAATGGGTTGATGGTGACAATGTTAGATTTAGATATGGTACACCAGAAAAAATAGGGGGTTGGGCTCAACTAGGATCAGTTGATATTACAGGACGTAACACTGCACTGCATCATTTTGTAAATGCTAGTGGTATTAAGTTTTCAGCTCTTGGTACAAATAGAATATTGTATGCATACTCTGGTGGTATTTTTTACGACATACACCCTATTAAATCTACAACAACTTTAACAAGTGCTTTTAGTACAACTAACGGATCAGCAACTGTAACATTAACTTTTGCTTCAGCACACAATGCAAACAAAGGTGATATTATTTTATTAGATAATTTTACAAGTATTACTAACTCTGGTTTTTTATCAGGGGATTTTGATGACAATAAATTTCAAGTAACAAGTATACCAACAACAACTACATTAACAGTTACAATGGCTTCTAACGAATCAGGATCAGGTGCATCAACATCAGGTGGTATTAGAGTAAAACTTTATTATTCAGTGGGTCCAGCAGTAGAAGTTGCAACAACAGGATGGGGTCTTGGATCATGGGGTGGTGTACAACAAGGACAGTTTACATCTACACTTTCATCAGGAATTAATGCAAGTGTGACTTCATTGACTATGGCAAGTTCAACATCATTTCCTTCATCAGGTACAGTGCAGATTGGTTCTGAACTAATTACTTACACTGGAAATAGTGGTGGTACATTATCTGGATTAACAAGAGGAGCAAACGGGACAACTGCAGCAATACACTCAAGTGGCGCAACAGTAACAGATGCATCAAATTTTTTTACATGGAATGGTACTACATCAGGAGACATTGTAACAGCGCCTGGATTATGGTCTTTGGATAATTTTGGTAATAAACTTATTGCAACTATATCAGGTGGAGAAACATTTGAGTGGGATTCTGATCCTACAACAGCCACAGAAACTAGAGCAACTATACTTGCTAATGCTCCAACCTCATCAGCTTTTAGTTTAGTATCAACTCCTGACAGACACTTAATATTTTTTGGAACAGAGACAACTATTGGAACTAAATCTACAAGAGATGAAATGTTTATTAGATTTTCTGATCAAGAAAATATTGATTCAACAACATCATACGCACCTAGTGCAACTAACACAGCAGGTACACAAAGACTTGCAGATGGATCTAAAATTGTAGGAGCAATCAGAGGTCGTGATGCAATCTACGTTTGGACTGATACAGCTTTATTTATTATGAGATTTGTTGGTGCACCAGTTGCAATTGTTGCTCTTGTGTTGGTTGCATTAGATGCGTCTGAATCCCATGTAAAACTTTCACCATTAAATATTGTTGCAACTAAACTATTACCTAAATTGTCCAAGGACCATAATCCTGGATC